ATGAAAATACCAAAGCCCATCCAGCGGGGTTCCAGCTGGCGCATCATTGTGACTTTTGACAAGAAACGATACTCAGCCACACGCGACACAGAAAAAGAATGTGAGCAATGGGCCTATAATAAATTGCTTGAACTTCGCTCTGGTAAAAAAGCAATCGAACAAGGTGAAAGGCCTGCCTATCCATTTAGAGATTTATGTGCAAAATACTATCAAGAGCATGGCCGTCACATGCGATCTGCACGAACTATTAATTTCAAAATTAAAAACCTTGATCGAATTGCGCCAAATTTAGCAGACAAGTCCATCCATGACTTTAAGCCTGCCGATATTGCAGAATGGCGAAATAACCGTAAGAAAGAAGTAAAGGTGGCCACGCTTAGAAATGAACATGCAATTTATTCAGCTGTATTCACCTATGCTATGAAAGAGCTATTTCTGATTGATTCCAATGTGTGGCATTCAGTCACAATGCCAGGCAAAGAAAAATCAAGAAGTCAGCGTATCACTGAGGAAGATCAGGCTTTAATGCTCAAGGCATTAAGCTGGGATGGAACCACGACACCTGAAACATCACGCCATTATGTAGCCTGGGCATTCCTGTTTGCTTTGGAAACCGCAATGCGTCAAGGTGAAATCCTTGCCATGAAAAGACAGGATATTAAAGAAGGCTTTGTGCATTTACCTATGACTAAAAATGGTGAATCCCGAAACGTTCCATTATCTAAAGAAGCCAAGCGGCTTTTATCATTACTGCCTAAAACCAACAATCAGCTTTTGCCAATCGATAAAGATCAGTGTTGCGCCACATGGGTAAGAGCTAAGAAAAGAGCAGGGCTTCCCCATATCAACTTCCATGACTCGCGACATGAAGCTATTACAAGAATGGTGAAAGTGAGGAAATTACCGGTAGAAGTGTTGGCCAAGATTACAGGACATAAAACTATCTCGATGCTGGTGAATACTTATTACAATCCAGACGCTCAAGATCTGGTAGAAATGTTCAACGACAGTGAGAGCTAATTCGCTCTCGGTCTGCCTTTTTTAACTTTTGTGGTCAGCAAGTCATGTGCAAGGCGTGGATTGTATAGCGCCTTGCCTTGTGTACCTTGATTGATCGGGGCTAACTTTTCTCGAATCGTGGTCACTGACAAGTTGTATTTCTGAGCTAGGTGAGAAGCTGAAACCAATTCGACTTCAACCTCTTTAAGCTCCTTCACTGTTGCACCGCCGATAGTCTGACCTAGCATGATTTGAGGCGGTCTTTCGGCTTCAACAGTGATGGTGTAACGAGCCATTCAAGACACCTCCTTTAAACTCTGTACTACAGTTTCCGGCAATTCATGCTGTTCGGTATGGGTTGAAAGCATGAGGTAGATTGCATCTACATTTTCTTTATTAACTTGAATAATGGTTGATCCACTCTTGTATGTCATAGGAAGTCGTAAATCTCCCTTATAACTTTCAGCAAATGTCAAAAATGCTTCTGTTTCTGCTTGGTTTAATACCAGGTCGAAGGGCAATTCTTTATGTAGTTCGCCAATAATGAAGTTGGCCAGAGCAATTTTTTGTTGAATTTCAGTCATTGGCTGGCTCCTGTGTTTGAATAACAAAAGCACGTAACTGATTTAAAACAGCATCAAGGTTTTTCACATCAACAAAGCTAAACATCTGCGCAAGTGATTGACCTGCGAGACTGCCAAGAAATTGAGCTGCTTCCGCTTGGTTTTGTTCCAAAATTTGATTTGCTGCTTGCACTACATAGGTATTGCTAAACACTTTTGCTAAATCGCTGCCATCCTTACCCATTAAACCAACAGGCTCAATATGGTTGATCGTTAATAATTTGATCTTAGTCATGGCTTTGCTCCTGTGCTTTGATCATGGCATCCACTGCATCTTGCAAGTCATACCCGAACATACCTAAACCTAAAGTCTGTTTACCTGCAGTTTGCATTTCAGAGGTAATAGGCGACTTAATCAGAACAAACCCAGCTTCATTAATTGCCTTCAAAACTGCTTCTGCTTGCTCATCACCCCATTCATGGGAGTTACGCAAAATTGCCGTTTTTACAACTTCTTTAATATCCATCACGCCACCTTAACTTTTCTTGATTTGCATTGCTTTCAAATTTTCAGTAGCTTCGTCCACCATCTCATGAAGCAATTTAGCCATATCATCAATCTGGTGATCTGCTACTTGATTCAGTAAGGCAGCGATACCATTACCAGCGACTAAAAATGCAAAATTTAAGGCTTGAGCTGGATCATCTTTCTGCATACGGTCATGAATCTGGCCAATGAAGACTTTGAAGATCTGATCAACTACCTGTTCAGTTGTCCCCTGGAGTACGTTTGTCACATTAATTTGTTGAGCTTTCATATTTAGATTCCTCTAAGAGCCACACCTTTCAGTGTGGCCATATCCTGTTTAGTTGCCTGGGAACATATCCATTTGATCTTCGATCAATTTCTTTTTTTGCTGGTAGGCCTGCAGTAATTCCTGTTGATGCTCACTGGTCAAGTTCGGCTTCGCTGCATTCATTTGCTGGGCAACTTGTCGAAGATCTTCACCATTCTTGGCATCAGAGATCAGCAATGTAAGACCGTTTTTAACTGAGCCACTTTTGATAGGATCTATAACTGGTGTTTGTTGCTGCTCAAACTTGGCACGGACTTGTTCAATGTTCGCCCGAAGGTACTGGAAGTCTGCCTGAGTCAAAGCATTATCGTTTTCGATCTGTTCTTCGATATCCAGCACATCAGCTAGTGATTTCGCCGTATTTAAGGCTTTGGCATATTCCTTTTTCATTTCTGCTGAGCTAGGCTGTTTATTTTGTTGCACAACAGCTTCGGCTTCTGCTTGAAGGCGCTTCAACTCATCTACGCTTACGTCGTTATCTGTAGCTGGTGCTTCTTCTACAGCCTTAGGTTGACGTTTAGTTTTTGGCTTTTCTTCTGCAGGTGGCTCTACTGCCTGTTCAGGCTCAGACTTTTTTGCAGCAGCTACCTCTGCGGCTTGAAACTTCTGGTATTGAGCTTTGATCAAAGTCATCAGGTGCTTACGTTCATTACTATCAGCATGATCCAAAGCCTGTTCTTCAATCACTTCTAGGTGAACCACTGATTTAGCAGTCAAAATACCTTTCTTGATTTGCTCGAAGTTTGGCGCATATACGACTTCTTCTTGATCAAATGTTTGAACTTCTTGGCTGCCTTGCTCCTGGTAATGATTCACCTCATTTTGTGTAGAATTTTGGACATCCTGATCTTGCTGTATATCCTGAGGACTGTTATCCACCGACACAAAATCACCGTCAATCGTAATTCCTTTACCTTGCTCAGCTGCATAAGAAACATCTACAGCATTCGACATTTCAATTGACTGCGGCATGTATTTTAAAACTTGGAGTAGGGCTACTTTCTTGGCATACGCTTCAAGATGTTTTTTGCTGTAATGGTTTGACTGTAGTGCCGGTACAACAGTTTTCTTGAAATGAGCATGCACTTTTTTGATTGGCCAAACTTCAATTACAGGCATTTCCGAGTCTTTTACACGGCCAATTGCATAGACATGAGTTAGTTTTGATTCTTCAAACTCACCACAAGGTTTGTGCTTACAGTAAGGTGAATCACCAAGCATGTAATCAAACTCATCACCTTCATAAACTGCACCAGTCCAGACTGTGCAACGACCACCACGGTTGGCCAGATCCACAAGACCTTTCCAGCCTGGAACAAAAGTACATTTATCTTTGTATGGAACAAGGTAGCCTTGGCCATTCACACCAATTTCAAGGCCAAGTTGTGAAGCTACAATGATGCTGCCAAAAATAGTCTTGGGGTCACATTTCTGCAAAGCCGGGTTTTGACTAAATGCGGTTAGAGAGAGACGCACCATACGATCCGCATTTAAATGCTTAGGTAGAGCAAGTTCTAACTGGCTTTTATGCTTCTGCATGAAAGCATTGAAAGAAGCAACAGGATTAGCAGCGCGGTTGTTTTGTAGTTGAGCATTCATGATAAAAATTCCTATAAATTAAATTAGTTAAAATCGTTTTCTAAAGCTTGTTTGGTGAGGTACGAAGGCAAGAAGATTTCTTCCAGTTCGAGTGAATAGCCATCCCATTCATTGATCAGCAGGGATTCAGCCAGTAGCTCTTTTGCCTTGTTGTATCGGGTTTCGCCAACACTGAGAAATAGCTCGGATGCCTTGTACTGTTTGACGTTGAAAGGCAAAGCACTTTCAGCCACAAGGAAAATGAAGTCTGGCTTTTCTGCTGTGCGGTAGTACTCCTGGAAGCCTTCGCGGTACATAGCCGCTGACAGGTCATAACAAAAGTCACCGCACTTTTTAGCGAATCCGTGTGCACGTGCATCCGTTGTGGTCTTCAAGTCCAGAATCAAGCCGTTCGGGAATGTTGAACAAGGTGCAATGTGCCAGTCAGGACGGATACGCAGCTGCAAGTCATAGGTTGGATCGGTGAAGAAAAAACTTGCTTCAGCCATACCGTAGTTGATTTGCATGTCTGCATAGCTGCTTAATGTGCGCAGGTTGGTCGCCATACGCTGAGCATTTTCAATATCTTCTTCGGTGACAGCCAATTTCCCAGCGTTTGCTTGTTCCCATGCTTCCGCTTCTGCTTTCCCATCTTTGGTGCGGCGGTTGAATTTAGGTGCAATCACGAATTCATTTTCAAATTGCTCAGGCTCTAAGAACATGGTGTGAACCAATGTGCCGAAGTTCATAGCGGTTGAAGCTTCTTTTTTTGCTTCTTTGCTAATACTGTTCACATAGAAGTGGGCACCAGAACGCAGCATGTCTTTTAACTGGCTTGAGCTAAATTCAGGTCGTGCGTGGTATTCCTCATTGCTCATTTTTTCAATAAGCTGTGCCTGTGGCAGTTGGATATATGCATTCATACCTATGCCCCCATCGTATAAACAAACGCACTCACCACTAACCAGCAGAACACAGCCAGAATGATGAAGATGACGAAATCACGAAGGTCAGCCAGGAACTGAGCAAATCGCTTTTTGCCCATTTCAGACGGTTTAGGATGTTGATAAAGCACAGGCTTTGTATTGCTTTCGTTTTTAGCAAAAGCCGGAATGTTGCTATGTGATGGATATTGATTCATACTTATCTCGCTATATGCAAGCCCGCTAGATTTCCAGTCCCTGCGGGCTTTTTTGTTTTTACCAGTTGGTGATAACCGCAATAACTTCACCACAATGAACAACCTTAAGTTCGCCATCACACACGATCAGGCTTGTGTGATTGGTGCCAGTTGCTAAGGTTTTAAATTGATTCATGGGTGTTCTCGGTTTATTAGGTACAAAACAAATATCGCATTAACGATATAAATATGTCAATAGCGATGGATTAAAAATATCGCAAAAAAGATAATAATTTTTATAGCAATAAAAAACCCATCAAGAAGATGGGTTTGACTGAAAGGTTATACGTTTAGTCTCTTAAATAGTTTTCCTTAATCTTAAACCCTTTATTTCTACCCAAGTAAGTCGGCTCTAACTTGGCTATTAAAATATAAGCCCATAGATTGTGGCGCTGATTGTACAAGGGGAGTACGGCGACAAAATCACCTTTGTTAATATCGGCATTAAGATTATTGCAAACCGCATCTATTTCTAATTTTTCACCATTAGTGATTAGTGGAACGCGCACACTTAAATGTGGTTTATCCGACACCCATGCCTCAACTAGTGAATCATCTTGATAAACTGAAACAACAAAACCATAAAGCGGAACATTGTTTTCTAGTTTGCACTCGTAGACAGTTCTTATAAATTTAACTAGCTCAAGTGCATCATCAAAAACTTTTGGCTTTACGTGTCGATAAGTTTGAAAAGCTATCCAACCCAAACAAGAAACAACAATCAGGCCGATTAAGGATAATACCCCTATAACAAAGTCCATGTTTACCAGCTCTCCATCGACTGCCAAGACCAAGCCCAGCCAATGACTTCAAATTGCTGATCAATAATTTCTTGCGCAGTCAATCTTTCCTCAGGATATTCAGCTGCATTGTCGCTTACGATCCGCACGCCACCCAGTGGTAATTGATATAAGCGTTTAAATTTAAACAATCCTCCATGACATACGGCGAATACCTTACCATCCTTGATCGTCTTACGTCCCAAATCCACGTAAACGATATCCTTGTCTTTAATGGTCGGGAACATTGATTCGCCTATAGCTGGAAGGGCAACACAGTTTTCTCTAAGAATGTTTCTATCTGTCAGTGCATTTTTATTTACAGTGATTTTCTTTGCGTGCTGCTCCATCACTTCTGCAAATGAGCCGGTTCCACAAGAGATATGAACATCATCAAAATATTTAATTTCAACTTCCTCAATACTGTCTAGATTTATTAAGTGGCTATTCGCTTCTAACGCTTCTTTTCTAACTCTTTCCTGACGTTCGAATTCAATGATTTTATCCATAGCATCCATTCTTTCCGGATGCTCCCCAGTCAATAGATATTCCTGAGAAGTTTTTAAAATCTTGGCAATCGCCATAAGGTTATCTGCAGACGTGCTTTTCTTATCGTTTTCTAAGTCCGAAATTGTTGATTGTGTTACCCCAGCTTTTTTAGCAAGTGCAGGCTGTGACAGGCCATGCGACTTTCGTAGTGTTCGAATTCTATTACCTAGTGTCATTTGTTTGATTTCCAGTCTCGATACATCGCTATTGTGATTTAAAAACAAATCGCAATGGCGTTAAAAATAGTTGTACAAATATCGCAATAAAGATAGTATTATCGAGAAAGCGATAAATTGGAGTTAAGTGATGACTAATTGGAGTCAGCTAATTAAGGACCTTCAAGACAAAACGAAGGCAAATATGACCCAGCATCAGATCGCTGAGAGTGTTTCTTGTTCCCAGAACTACATAAGTGATCTGAAAACTGGAAAGAAGGGGAAGCGTATTTCTTATGAAATCGCTGAAGGCTTGAAAAAACTGCATCACGAAAAGGTGCTATCAGGCAGTAATGAGGGCGAGCAATGTCTGAAAAATTAACTGAAAGCATCACTTTCAAATGCACATATGAAGAAAAACGTGATTTGGAAGCTATTGCTAGATCTGAAAACAAAACGTTGTCTGAGCACGTTAGAAGTTTAGGCATGGCGAATATCTCGGAAGTTCGGGAACGTTTACAGAATCTCGCATCTCTCATGCGTCTGACCACAGATACCGTAGAAACGTCTTTTGAGCTCACACCAGAGCCACTTCCAAAAATTACAGGCAACAAAAAAGCCCAACTGTGCGACCAGCTGAGCTTTAGTGCCGTTTACTCAGAAAGCAAACGAGGTTAAGCAACCGATGTCGAATTTAGCACACGATCAATACGACCCACAAGGGCAGGTTGTTCAATTTCCTAAAAAAGAGCGACAGGCTATGTCTATTAAAAAGGATGGTTTCACCGGCTTGCCAAATTTCATCTGTGATGAAGGGTATTTGTCGGCTCTAACAGGTGAAGCCATCAAATGCTTAGTGTTTTTGAATCGCCACATCAGCGGCTTTCACATGGAAAGTAAAGCCATGGGTGAGCCTTTGGTGATGAAGATTACGGGGATCAAGGATAAACGCACAGTTCGGAAATACATGTCTGAACTTGAGAAGTACCAACTTATTGAGATCGAAAAATCAAAAGGCCACAGCAATATTTATATTCTTACTTTTGACAATCGTTTATCTGTCGAAGTAGTAGCATCACATGTACCTAGTACATCAGATGTGGTTACATCCCATGTACCTACTCTAGTAGCATCACATGTGTCTAGTAGTAGTGACATGCCATGTCACTCTGTAAAAGAAATAGATTTAAAAGAAAATATTAAAATAAATAATAAGAATAAAGCGCCGTCCGATTTTGTTGCTCAGAATCGCGGTGCTTTGAATTTTATTGATTACCACTCTGACGATCAAAAGCTGTACACGCTGAAGGATTTATCCGGAACCTACCCAATCAAACACGATTTCATGGCTCAAGCAGCTGTGAGCTTTCCAAACCTGTCTCAAGAAATCGTATTGGCTCAGCTGAAAGAACTGGCGCAATGGTCTGTAGGCCAACCTGCACGTATTTCTCAAAAGTGGATGACCACCTGGTTGAACTGGCTCAAGAACTACCAGGCACCAAAACCGAAGGCAGAACCAAAACAACCTAAGGCTGAACAACCAAAACGCCATCGCTATGGCCAAGGCGTAGTTGCACGAGGTGAATCATGAGCAATATCCAGTTATTCCAGGACGCATTCGTTGTTGATTTTCCAGCTGAGATTGCAGATCAGGTCTTAGGCCGGATGCAGGCACTGTACGGTGAAATGTTCGATAAAAAATACGGAAATATCACTCCAGCGGAGCTGCAATTCACTGTCTGTACGGTTTTGAATGGCTTGAAACCTGCAGAATTACGCCGTGGCTTAGAGCGTATGAATTCTGAAAAATGGTGTCCTTCACTTCCTGAATTTCGTTCTTGGTGTGTACATGACGGCGATTGGTGGACAGCTGAACAAGCATGGGCCAAAGCACTGAATTTCCTTGCTGATGAGTCTCAGAAAATCACCACACTTACCAAGTGCTCACTGGATGAGGTACAGCACATCATCAACGTGGAAGGCCAGAAAGCAGCACACAGAGCGTTCAAAGATATTTACGAAGATTATCTGCAGAAAGCCAAGGAAAAAGGCCGTGTGCAGGAAATGTGGGTAAAACCACAGGTCAAGCAGCTTACCCATAACTATGCACCGAGATCTGGTGTGCCGTGTCCGCCAGAACTGGCTGCAATGGTGAAACGTGTAGGGAAAAGCGCAGGGGGTGGGGTGTGAACGAAATCCTTCAACAAAGAATTGAATCGGTACAAGCCGGCAAAAATATAACTCATGCCCAGATTGAAGCTAAACGCAGTCTACGCGAGCAACTTGATAGTGACTTTGAGGCATTTCTGAAAAGTGGCGGGAAAGTAGAAACACTGCCACAAGGCTATTCAGGTGAGTTTACATCTCAGTTCAATGGCCGACCTGTAGGGGATACCCAAAAGACCATGCGAGCGGTTATGGCGGCAGCTATAGCCTCATCCAATGCAAGACGCAATAACCCGAATGTGATTGCTCGCAACAAGGCCAGAGAGGAAGGCCAAAAGCATTTTTATGGTGCTGAGTGTGTGACTTGTGGTGGAACGCTTCGCTATACCAGTACCAATAGCTGTTTTTCATGCAACAAGGCGTCAGCAGTCAGAAACTATAAAAAACGGATGGAGAGAACAGCATGAACTTAATCGAAAAATTAGGGCTAGAGAAGTGTAAGCAGATTGTGGATGGGGCGCCGGATGGGAGTCAATACTATTGCACCAATGTTGAGATATATCACTTATGCGATGACCTGCTTAGCTATGAGTGCTGCATTAGCTTAAGCGACCTCCGCGCCGCTCTAGCCGATCACGACCGCACAGACTATGTAAGTGATATCCGTAACCACATCAGCCCAACTACAGTGGTGATTGAGAGATGACATTGAGATGGAGTGAAGAGTATCTACAAACACACTTAAAAATCCACCGTAGCAGGGCTAAAACTTCTCAGGAGCGCACTAAACAACAAAACCAAGTAAAGGTACAGAAGGCAAAGAAAAACGCCGTAGACGCGAAATCAGTGAGAAATACGGACTATGAAGAAGAGCTGGTTTTGTCATGTGAAATTGCAACAACGCCACCAAGTGTTAATCACTACTGGGAACGTTGCGGGAAGGGCATGAGATTAAGTGACAAAGCTAGAGATTTTCATGCCGTTGTTATTGCCCTGATCCCAGCATTACGGCTAACAACACGATTAAAACTGGAAGTTATTTTTCACTTTCCTACTCACCAGAAGCGGGATATCGATAACCACTTGAAAGCAACAATTGATTCTTTAGTGAAGTGTGGATTCTGTGAAGACGATGAACAGTTTGATGAATTGATTGTGAAACGTGGCGCCGTGGTACCAGGTGGAATGATCAGTTTAAAAGTCTGGGAACTTTAAAAAATTAATAACCGTAGTTTGGGATTAGAAGGGGTTGCAAATGGGAAGTTCAAGTGAGCTGCAACTAGTGGGCGGCAGTGGAGTAAATGGGGTTTATACGAACGACCCTCGCGCGCGCGCGCGTTTTATCAATCTCAACACTCAGAAAAAGGTCAAAGAATTCAAGTTAAAGATGCGCAACTACAAGCGTCCAGACTTCAATCGCATGATCCTGGATCTGAGCCGTTTAGGTTGGACGCATGAAAAGATTGCATTCCTTCTACCGGTGTCTGGTGCTTCCACTGTGTCTGAATGGGCACGTGGTGGCATTCCAAACTACGACAACGGCGCAGCATTTATCGAGTTATGGCGTATGGAGACAGGAATTATGCGTTATCCGTTAGAAGGCGAATGGATGACATACAAGTACAAGATCGGGCAGCTGGACATATTTGAAGACGGCGGCCTGTGTGATCAGGTGATTGATGAGTTGGATCGGGAGATTGGAAGTTGAATAGTGAATTTGCGCTTGGCGCGTTATTTGGTTTTGGATTGGCTTGTATTCTTTTTTCAGTATTCGGAGTGAATTAAACACCCAACAAACCCAAACACCCATACCCCCACAGTAACCCTATCAACCAACGATAGGGTTTTTTTATGGCAGCTCGAAAAGTAAATACACCAGGTGCAACACCTAAACCTGAAGAAAAAGAAGTCACTCAACCAACTACAGCTCAACAGGCTGATGCAGCTTTAGAAAGCATTACTGGCCAAGATGCTAAACCACAAGACCAGTCTACTAATGAAACTAGTTCAGTTAGTGAACCAGTGGAATTGATCCCAGATCCGCGTATTGATCAGATCCTTGAAGGCCAAGCACGTATCGAAAAGAAACTCGATGCATTGCTGAAGGCTGGAAAAATTGAAGTACCTAGTAAAAAGCGCTGGATTCAGGGCGAAAATGGCTTGGAGCACAAGGAGGTTTAATCATGGGATCTAAACCAAAGGTGGTTAAGCAAGACCCAGAAGGTGATGCACGTCGTGCAGCAGAAAAGGCAACGGCGGAAACCAATATGAAGAAAGCTATGCGCCGTACCAGTCGATCTGGCGGATCATTGAGTGTTCTAGGAAGTGGCGGCGGTGAAGCCGGTTCTAAATCAACATTAGGCGGTGGATAGCCATGACTGACGCTCGTAAATACTGTACCCGCTTGGGCCAACTTAAGACTGCACGTGCACAGTATGAAAAACACTGGGCTGAATGCTATCGGTTCGGTGCGCCTGAGCGTCAGCAGTCATTCCAGGGTACAGAAATAAAGAATCAGCGTGAAACTGATCGTGCTGATCTGTATGACTCAACAGCAGCAGACTCTGTTCAAGTCCTTGTTTCAATGATCATGAATGGTGTAACGCCTGCAAATGCAATCTGGTTTAAAGCACAGCCGGATGGTATCGATGATCTGTCAGAAGTCACAGAAGGTGAACGCTGGCTTGAGGATGTGTGCCAGTTCATGTGGCGCAATATCCACGGCGCAAACTTCGATTCCGAGAACTTCGACACACTCACAGACGTTGTAACGGCTGGCTGGGGTGTGATGTACATCGACATTGATCGTGAAGCTGGTGGTGGTTACGTCTTTGAATCATGGCCTATTGGTAGTTGCTTCCTCGGATCTACACGTTCAGACGGTCTGATTGACACAATTTACCGTGAACATGAGATGACAGTAGAAGCCTTGATCAATACATATGGTGAGAAGAACTGTCATGCCACTTTGCTTGAAAAATCGCGTTCAACACCAGATGAGAAAATTCGTTTGCTGCATGTAATTGAGCCGCGTAAACAGGCGGGTGCAGGTCAAATTAATAAGGCGATGCCTTTTGCATCAAAACACATCGATATTGACAACAATCATATGATGAAGGAATCCGGCTATCACGAATTCCCTTGTTCGGTACCACGTCTGCGTAAGTTGCCGAATTCAGTGTATGGCAATGGTCAGATGACTTTGGCGTTGCCTGATGCGAAGACAGCTAACGAGCTGATGAAAAACACTGTTCGTTCGGCAGAACTCCAAATTGGCGGCATGTGGATCGCTGAGGATGACGGCGTATTAAATCCGCATACGGTGCGCATTGGTCCACGTAAAGTGATTGTGGCCCATAGTGTCGATTCAATGAAGCGCCTGGACGATGGGACAAACTTTCAACTTGCTGAATACCTGCTTACCAATCTACAGGGTGGCATTCGTCGAAAGCTCATGGCTGACCAGCTACCTACCATTGGCACACAGCAGATGACAGCAACGGAAATCAATACACGTGTCGAGCTGATCCGTCAGTTACTTGGTCCAATGTACGGACGTCTACAGGCTGAATATCTGAAATCTATTCTTGATCGCTGCTTTGGCTTGGCATTGCGTTCTGGCGTTTTAGGGCAACCACCACAAGAACTATGGGGTCGTAATCTGTCCTTCAAATTTGTATCGCCATTGGCACGCTCTCAGCGTATGGAAGAAGTCTATGCCACTGAGCAATACATCATGAGCATGGGAAATGCAGCAGCTGTAGAGCCAACCATTCTAGACAATATCGATTTTGACGCCGTAGCGACGATCACTGGAAATGGTCGTGGAGTTCCTCAGGCCATCATGCGTACATCGGAGAAAGTACAGCAGCTTCGTGATGCACGTCAAAAAGCACAAGAAGAACAAGCCCAGCAACAGCAGCAGCAAGCCATGATGGAAATGGCAGGCAATGCAGTAGCTAAGGGTATCGAAAAACAAATTGGAACTGAGGTGATGCAATGATTTTAGTTATCGCAGTACTGGCAATCCTTCTTCTGATTGCGACTGTTGCAGCAGCTACATTTCATTATCGCTGGCAGCGTGCCCAGGAAGAAGCAGCCATCTATGAATCGCAGATGCGCTTTTATGCGGAAGCTTTGCAGAAAAAGAATAAGCCAGTAGAGGAAGAACCTGAAATTGAAACCGGATCACTGGTCAAACGTCGATATTTTCAACGTCCAGTTACTGCGGCCAATTATCGAAATCTATTTGATATTGATCCTACCGGCGTTCGCATTTTAGAAAACCTGACTTCTATTTTTTGCAAAAGCACTTATGTCCGGGGAGGTCAAGAAGCTGACCGGGAATCATGCTTTCGTGCAGGGCAGAACAGTGTAGTGCAACACATTATCAATCAAATCAACCGAGCAAATGATCCGAACTATAAGGAAGAAGTAAATGACTGAACAAGCGAATGAAACCCAAACGCAAGAACAGACTACAACTGAGCAAACTCAAACCAGTCTTCTAGGTGCTCAGGGTGAACAAACTCAGACTAATGACACGCACACTCAAACCACTGAAGAAACAACCATTACTGGTGCGCCTGAATCAATCGATGGCTATGAAGTGAATGTGGAAGGCTTTAACTTTGACGAGTTCAAAGCCATTGAAGAAAACCAGCAGTTTCTAGAGCGTGCACGTGAATCCGGCTTGGATAACAAGGCACTGAATTTCTTGCTCAAAGAATATAACGAGCTGATCCCTGCATTGATGGAATCCAATACGGTACTGGACAACGAGAAAGCTGTGCAAACCATGACTGAGGTATGGGGAGGTGAAGCTGGAAAGAACTTCGGTTATGCAAACAATGCAGCCAATAATCTGATTGCAAACGGCGTACTCACAGCAGAGGAAGTGAACGATCCTTCATTTGGGAACAATCCATTGGTATTGAAGATGGCTGCTTACTTTGGCTCACAGCTTCAGGAAGATACACCCCCAGGTAACACACAGCAAAGCGGTGGCGTGTCTATAGAACAATTAATGAAAGATCCAGCATATAGTGATGCAAGTCACCCGAACCATCAAAGTGTGGCGCGTCAAGTAGCTGAATATTTCTCAAAAACTTCTGTTGACTAAGGGGTAATCCATGTCACAAGACTTTACAGCAAATAACGCGATGCTCACAGCTGCTTTTAAACGTGAGTTCCACACAGCGTTTGAAATGAAAGCAGCATCAACAAGTTCAGCTTTACAGGTGATCTGTAAGGATCGCGGTGTAATTAATGGCTCATCATTCACTGTGAATGATTTGGGTGACTTAAAAATGTCAGAAATGACGAGCCGCTATCAAGAAACAAAGTGGGAATTGCCTGAGGCAGGTACACGTCTTGCAGTAATGAAAGACTTTGGCTTATTTGTGCCAATTGATCCGCGTGATGAAGCGAAGTTAGCAGCCAATCCAACTAATCCGTACATGCAGAAGTGCTTAGGTGCTGAGTACGATGAGCGTGATAACACAATCATTAAAGCACTGGGTGCATCTGTACAGCGCAAAACTGAGGATGGTGAAGCCTGGGCAGGTACGCCGTTGCCTGGTACGCAAATTATTGGTGCATCAAATGCGCCAATGAATAAGGCCAAAATTGTAAAAGCACGTGCCTTGATGCGTAAAAACAAAATGGATAAACGTGGTCCGCTATATGCGATCTATAACTCAGAAATCCTTGAACAGATTCTAGTAGATGATGAGCTTACCAAGTGGGACCGTGACACGATTCAAGCCATTCAAGATGGTGATGTGGCTAAAAAATGGGGTGGCTTTATCTGGCTTCCTCATGAAGAGCTTCCAGATGGTTCAGGCGGTGCAGCAGAAGGCCGTACATTCTTCACAGCATCTGAAGCAGTTCACTTTGGCCGTAACACAATCTCTAACTTCGACATCACTGTGCGTGCGGATCGCTCAAACGTGAAGCAGATCGGTGGCATCACATCTTATGGCGCTGCTCGATCACTTGAAGAAGCGGTCATTGCAATCGACTTCTTGCGTTAATTAGGGGGTCTTGGCTCGGCATTCTTCAGCAGGGGGTGTCGGGTCTTTTTTATACCCAATAAACCACACCTTAAAAGCCTTCAAGATCATTAAAACTTGAGGGCTTTTTTATGACTTCTACAAACGTATCCATCTGCAATGAAGCACTAAGCCTGATCGGGGCTAAGTCGATCCTGTCTTTTGACGACAATAACGAAAATGCACGCCGTTGTGCTGCAATCTATGACACTACACGCAAGGCTTTATTGCGGATGCATCCTTGGTCATTCGCCAAGAAACGTACGCAACTGGCACCAGTGAGCACACATCCCACCTTTGGTTATCACAATTCCTTTCCGCTGCCGCGTGATTTCTTGCGCGTCATCAGTGCTGGTGTTGAGAATTATGAAATTGAAGGTCGCCATATTTTGGCTAATACCGATCTGATCAACCTGCAGTATGTATCGGATCAGGACAATGAAGAATTATGGGATTCACTGTTTGCTGAATGCATGGTGCTGTACCTGGTCCATAAGTTAGCCAAGCCGATTACAGGTAGTCAGTCTGAATCTGATAGCGCATGGCAGAAGCTACAAAACATGCTGAAACAGGCACGTGCAATCAATGGGCAGGAGCGACCAGCGCAAGACTTTGCAGCAGATTATCAATCTTCACTGATTGGAGTGCGCTATCAATGAAAACTGTCGTGATGAAAAACAATTTCAGTGCAGGTGAATTATCAACTGCACTGTATACCCGGACTGATATTCAGCAGTACTCCAACGGCGCAAAACGATTGCAGAATGTCTTTCCGCTGGTTGAAGGTGGTGTGCGTAAGCGTCCTGGTACGTTTAACCGTGGTTTGATGGTGGGTGCTATCCGGCTAATTCCCTTCATTGTGAATTCCAGTAGCGTATTTATGCTGATCTTCAAGCATCTCAGCGTAATGGTTTACTGCCCGCGTACAAAAGCAGTTGTCACTACACTGACTTCACCCTATACAGCAGCACAGATTCCAGATATTCAATACGTTCAATACCGTTTTGAAATGTTCATTACGCATAGTGCTCATCCAGTGCAGCGCTTACGTTCTGATGAGGAATTTGCGAACTGGCTATTTTCAGTTTTTAGCTTTGATCATCAGCCTGTTAATTCTGAGAATGCCAGATACCCATTCCGCAAGGGCAAGCCAAGTGCGAAAGATCTTGGTGTGCGGGTGACATTCAATGTCGATGCTGTTCCTCTATGGAATAACACTACATCCTATATTGTGAATGATGCAGTTAGGGTAACTTACACGGTTCCAAGCCCGAGTGTTTTTGGTAAGCCAATCACAGTCACCGAATATTATAAGGCTATTCAAAATAATACAGAGAAGAATCCAAGAACAGAGCCTACTTACTGGAGTCTGCTAGCATCCTCTGGTGATGATGTTTTTTCTGCTGCTGATGTTGGTAGCTATATTGATGTGAACGGCGGGCTTATCAGGATCACCCGGTTCATTAGTGAAAATAGCGTAGAAGGAGAGGTTGTCAAGAAACTTGATGCAGACATCCAGGCGATTGAGCGTTCATGGGGAATTCTGCCGCCAGCATTCAATGTTACAGATGGCTATCCACGCTGCTGCACTTATTTCAAGCAGCGTTTAGTTCTGGCTAACACTAAAAAAGCGCCTAATAAGATCTGGTTTAGCGCCGTTGGTGCAAATGGTAATTTTCTTGAAACCACAGAAGATGGCGATGCATTCAGTATCGTTTCGGCATCGGGTTTATCCAACTCTATTTTATTCCTTGAGGCACAGCGTGGCGTAGTGTGTCTAACTTCAGGTGGTGAATTCATGGTGGATTCAGACGGCGGCCTAACACCAACCACTGTAAATATTGTTGAACATTCAGCTTATGGGGCCTATGCGGTAACACGTCCAGAGCGTGTGGGGAATGAGCTGCTATTTGTACAGCGTGGTGGGGAGCGTGTGCGTGCTTTAACGTATCGCTATGAAGTGGATGGTCTGGTATCACCAGAGATTAGCTCACTGGCTTCTCATATTGGTGAAGAGCATCAAGGTATTAATGAAATCACCTATCAGCAAGAGCCTGAATCAATCGTGTGGTGCGTGCTGGGTGATGGCAAGGTGGCTTCAATCACCTTTAACCGTGATCAGGAAGTGCTTGCATGGGCACAGCATGACTTTGGTGGATCAGTTAAAAGCATGTGCTCATTACCAACAGCGCTAGGAGCTGATCAGGCATTCATACTGATTGAGCGTAAGGGCAGTACCTATCTGGAAGAGCTTTCATTCAATGCTTACACCGATGCCCAACTGAACATCAATCTGACTGCAAACACAGTGAATAAGACACAGTTCAATCATTTAAATAACATTGCATGCTATTACGCTGAAAGTGACACCGTGACCGAGATTGCTTGTGAAGATGTAGGAAGTAACCTGCAGGTTGATGCGGATCTGGTGGGTAAAACACTTTCTTTTGGCCAGACCTTTGAATGTGTGGCTGAGCTATTCCCGCCAGAACTGAATCAAGCGCCATTGTCGAGCATGCTGCATAAAGCAAAGGTAGACCGGACAGCATTCTTTTTTAATAAAACACTAGGTGCATCAATTAACGGTGAGCTGATTGAAACACTCTCTTTTGATGACAATCCACTGGACTACAAAAAACCATACACCGGCTATCACCTGATTGAAGGCGGGCATTGGGAAGACCTGCACAAAGTGCCTTTAATTATTACACACAACAAACCGCTACCATTTCACCTGCAAGCTATCACCATGCAGTTGTCAATTAACGAGAAATAACATGATTGTGCGCCCAGCCACACTGGATGATCTGCCGGATTTGTTGGAGATAGCCCGGCAATTTATCCAGGAAGCACCGAACTATTCCAGTCGTGAACTGGATGAACAGGCACTGACTGAAAATCTGTCCCAAGTGATTCAGGGTGCAGGTACGGTATTTATGGCTGTTCAGGATCATGAAATTGCAGGCGGTATCGTTTGCCTAACTACCAAAGACTGGTTCAACAATCAGGTGATTGCCTTTGAACAGGTGTTCTACGTCAAGCCTGAATATCGATCTACACGTGCTGCCTTGTATTTGATTGACACGTTTATTACATGGGCCAAACACATGAATGCAGGTCGCGTTCAGTGTGGTACCACCACTGGAATTAATACTCAGGGATGCATCCGACTCTATAACCATTTTGGATTTAAAGAGCATGGCACCTTACTGGACATGGAGCTTTAAACATGAATGAAGTTATTTCTGCAGACAATACCGAATTATTGGCACAGATCCTCGGGGATGTGCAGAGCCAGACATATATCAATGTAGTCCGTGGTGTACAAGATCAGCTTTTAAAAAGTCCGGATTTGATCGATGTACCAGTGCAGCATCACTTTGCACCAGGCGTATATATGCGTCAGATGGATGCAGCAGCTGGAACACTGGTCGTGAGCAAGATGCATCGTACCGAGCATATGAATATTCTGCTCAAAGGTTCGCTAACTGTGGCCACAGAGGATGGCATTCAATTGATGACTGCACCATGTGTACTGAAATCCATGCCAGGCACTAAACGTATCGGTTACTTCCATGAGGACAGTTCATGGATCACGGTGCACCCCACAGAAGAAACCGACCTGGAAAAGATCGAACAGCAGGTGATTGTGCCTGATGAGGAAATAGATCAATTCCTTGCATCCCTACCGGGCAAAGTAAAGGAGATTGAATAATGGCTTGGGCAGCAGTAGCAGCAGTCGCTGCAACAGTAGGATCAACCCTATATGCGGGTTATACAGAACATCAAAATAATAAGTATATGCAGAAGCAGGCGAATGCTGATGCGGAAGCAGAGTTGGCACGTGGTCGTTTAGAAGCCGAGCGCATTCGCAAGGAAAAGGATAAGGCACAGAGCCGTGCACGTGCAGCAGCTGCGGAAAACGGCATTGATGTGCACGAGGGTACCGCCGTTGTAATCAATGATCAGATCGAACTGGATGCTAACTATGACGCGAATATGGCATCGATTACTGGCTATAACAGCTCACAGCGCTTAAAAGGTGAAGCCAGCGTATATGGTAAGAATGCCAATACGGCGCTTGTTGCTGGTGGTTTAAATGCGGTCAGCGGTGGTTTGAATGCTTCTAAGGGGTGGAAATAATGCCAAAAATACCGATGGGGAATTTCGGCAATGCTATGCCGGATGTTCAGCGTATCCAGATGCCACGGCGCAATACAGGTCAATTGGCACAGGCTGTAGGTAATCTTGGTCAGACTTTTTCTGGTATAGCTCAGCAGAAAAACAAAGAGCAGGAACAGGCTGAAATCTCAGCCAAAAATGCCGAGCTGTACAGCAATCAGATGGCAGAAAAAGAAGCAAAAGTTAAGCTGGATGACGTGCTGACTTCTGAGTTGTCTGAACAGGTTACATTGCTTAAAAACGATGTGGCCAACGGCGCAATGAAGGCTGAGGATGCAAACAAGACTTTAAGCACTTGGTCGCAGCAGCGCTATAAAGAACTTGAAAATGACATGCCGATGCATGCGCGTCACGACATGGAAAGTTACTGGTCGCATCATGTGGCCAAGAACTCCACTTCATTTCTGCCGTTACAGTTAAGTGCTGATAACCGCAAAGGCGAAGTACTTGCTGAACGTTATATGGATATTGGTACACGCCTGGATCGTAAGGCAGGTCGTAAATATGTCGAATCCAATATTCAAAGCCTGAATCTTCCTGAAGCACAAAAACAGGCAATGCTTTACAAGTACGAAAGTTCCCGAGATCTACTAGATATTGATGGCCGTATTACTGCAGCAATCGAAAACAAGGATACAGCTAGCCTACAGCAGCTGATCACTGAAATGGATAATGGTGGTTTTGGTTATACCGATGGTCCAACACTACAGCAGAAAAAAGCCCAGGCGCTGAGCCGGATCGATGCAATCAATAAACAGGTTGAGGTCGAAGAAAACAAGCGTGTGCAGCTGGCAGGTAAAGCCCTGAACGAGTTTAAATCTCAGGTGCTGACAGGCCGTGCTTTAGATGATGATTACATTCAAACGATGGGATCTGCAGTACAGGGTACTGAGCACGAAGCTGAATATAATTTCTATAAATCACAGTCTAACAACTTTCAGAAGTTCAGCCGATTATCTACTGCAGAACAGGAAAAGCGGATCAATGAACAAAAGGCACGTGCTAAGAACAGCACTACCACTGATGCTGTAAATGAAGAAAAGATCTTAGGTGTGTATGAATCTATCTTCAATGAGAAAAAGCAGACATTGAAAGAAAACCCGAATCAGGCTGTACGTGAAGCAGGACTGCAGACACACCAGCTCACAGGCATGGAATTAAAAACAGATCCAGGCTCATTTGCTGATAAAGCGATTGAAAACGCCGTCAGTCAGTTTGCCTTGAAAGATCCAAATTTAGCCATTAAGCCGATTGCATCTGAAGATCTGGCAGATGCTAAAAAAACTTTTGATGCCATGGGTGTGAATGAAAAGCTGAATGCAATTGGTGCGCTTATTACCAAAACCAAAGGCGTGCCAAATGGAGCCAAGATCTGGGGAGCAACACTTGGTCAGCTTGGTGGTGGTGACTTGTCCTATGTGATGGCAGGTGTGGCGCGTGCCAATAATTTAAGATCTGAGAAGGGTGAGGATGTCGCAACGGCGATCATTTCCGGCAATCAGGCATTGAAAAATAAGCAAATGATCATGCCTAGTGATGAACTTCTTAAAACTGAGTTCAACAAGTATGTCGGTAATACCGTGTCTGGCAATGTAGCAAACATGACTTTTGCTTCGTTCAAGTCTATCTATGCACATCTGACTGAACGTGAAGGCTATCAGCACAAGGATAAAGACGACATCAGCAAGGATCTGACTAGTACTGCATTAAGTCTTGCCACTGGTGGTGTGTACGAGCAGGGTGTGAAATACGGTAACCAGAAAACGTGGAAAGTATCCAAGCCATACGGCATGAAAGATGAGCGTTTTGAATCAATCCTAGATACTCGTTATGCGGCGATTGCGCAGAAGTACAACACAACAGAAGCCGAACTGCGTGATTTGCGTCTACGTCAAGAAACCAAAAGAGGTCCAAACGGCGTGATTCGTTATGCCCTGATCAATGAACGTGGCACACCGCTGTTCTATCTCAACATGCCTGATGGAGTGACCAAGTAATGGGGAACTGGCTAGCTGAATATACAGACGAAGAACAGAAGCAGGTCGATGCAGTCAATGCTCAAGGTATTGCGCATAAATCCCAGATCAAAGAAGAATCCAGTGGCCTGTTCCAGTTGGCTGCACCGGTGCGAGGTATGGGTGCAGGCTTTGCCAAGGCGGCTAATACCATCACTGCGCCTATTGACGCCGTGGTGGATCGTGTTGGCTATTCATTTAAGGACGTAGGCACAGAAGAATTTATCGAGCCATATTCTGTCTACAAGGAACAGAAACAAAAGGCGCGTGATGATCTGGTGTATGAATCTATCGACTATCTGAAGGATGAAGAAAACACCGGTACCATCGGCAATATTGCATTCAGTCTGGGCGACTATGCAACCCGTGCTGTAACTGGTAGCGCTGTTGGTGGCGTGGCCGGTGCAGCAGCTGTCACCGGTGCATCCGAAACCCATTATGTGTATGGTGATCTGACACGCGATGGTGTGGATAGCGAAACAGCGGCCAAAGTCGCTTTAACGGATGGTGTAGTGGCGGCAGCTGCTACTGCTTTGCCGATGTCCTATGGTTTTAAAGGCACAGGCGGTGTAATTAAAGACGGCATACTGTCTGTCGGTGGGGCAACTGCATTATCCCAGGGTGGCCAAGCTGTATCTGGTGCAATTCTTGATTCAGAAGGTTACGAAAAACAGGCGAAGAAATACGAAGTCAATGCTGAAACCATCGGCACAGATCTGCTACTGAATACCCTGTTTTTTGGTGCAGCACGTGGGGCCAGTCGTTATCTGAACAAATCACCCGAGCAGCTGGAAATTGAAATTGACCGGGAACGTGCAGCACTGGTTTTGAATGAATTGGAATTTGAAGAAACACTAGCACCAGTTAAAGCAGCCGATCCAGTTCAGCAAAATAATCATTATAAAAATCTAGATGCTTCAGTAGAAGCAATCCGCATGGGCCGACCTGTCAACGTAGTGCATCCGGTTAAGGGTGAGGAAAAGCAGAAGCCAGTTAATTACGATACGATGGCTTTGCCTACCAATGTCAAATCTATCGCACGTAAAGCGCAGATGGAGGGTGTAAATCCTTCTGTGGCACTTACTATTGCTCACATTGAAACAGGCGGTAAATTCGACCACACAGCGAAGAATCCGACCTCATCTGCACATGGTCTATTCCAGATCCTGGATAAAACATGGAAAGGACAGGGCGGTGGGGATCGTTACAGTATTGATGAACAGATCAAGCAAGGTCTGAAGCACATCAAGAATGCCAATGCATCCATGCGCAAAAGTCTGGGGCGTGAGCCGGTAGAGCATGAACAGTATTTAGGGCATTTACTTGGACCAGGTGGGGCAGCTGCAGTTTTAAAAGCAGATCCAAATGCCAAACTGATTGATGTTGTCCGCAAATACGATTCAAAGAATGCCAATGACATTGTGAACAATAATGGTATGTCCGGTCTGACCGTTGGCCAAGCTGTCGATAAATGGCGTAACAAGTGGAACGGTTTAAGTGCTCGATATGGCGGTACTGGCACCAGTACTGCAATTGGCATGGATGGTAGTAGTTATGACATGGCTTATGAGGTCAAATCACTGGATGAACTGATTGCATCAAATGATCTGGCTTATGGGGTCAATCCGCTTTATCCATCTGAACTACAACCGCGTGACCGTACCCGGGAAGCATCACGCCAGCAGATCGAACGTATGGCTGAAGACTTAAAACCTGAACTGCTAGGCGAATCTCCAAAACTGTCTGATGGTGCTCCGATTATCGGTATGGATAACGTGGTGGAGTCTGGCAACGGACGTACGCTGGCCATTGCAAAGGCTTATGAATCTGGCCGTGCTGAAGAATATCGGGCATTCTTGGAACAATATGCAGCAGAACGCGGCATTGATATTGCCGGGATCAATAATCCTGTTTTAGTCCGGACGCGCTTAACCGATACCGACCGTACGCAGTTTGCAAAGCTGGCCAATGAATCTGATGTAGCGCAGTACTCCGCAACTGAACGTGCTGTGAGTGACTCAGATCGCCTGCCAGATGCATCACTTCTGAAGATCAACAATGACGGCTCTATTAACTTAGATGGCTCTATGGACTTTGTACGCGGTTTTGTGGGGTCATTGCCAAAGTCAGAACAGGGCACAGTGATTACCGGTGACGGACGTTTAAGCCAGGAAGGAAAGCGCCGTATTGAATCTGCAATCATGCAACGTGCTTATGATGATTCGTCACTGATTGGCCGTATGGCTGAGAATCTGGATGATGATAGCAAGACAGTATTGAATGCCTTGTTACGTGCTGCACCACAATTGGCACAGCTTGATAGTTTAGTGAAACAAGGTGGTCGTCATCAAAACACTTTGGCCAAGGATCTGGCACAGGCAGCGCAAAAGCTCAGTGATCTGAAGGCCAATGGCCAGACTGTCCCAGATTATTTAAACCAAGGTCAGCTCCTCGAGGATGGTTTAAGTGATGGTGCAAAGCAGTTTTTAAACGTGTTTGATACCAATAAACGTAGTGCTAAGGCCATTTCAGACAATATTCAAAGTGAAATAGATCGGATCGAGGGGATGGGAGATCCACGACAAGGTTCACTGTTTGGTGATGGGCCGGAAGAATCAGCCGCTTTAGATATCATCATGCAGAATCCGGATCAGCAGATTTCAGTCAGTCGTATGCGACCAGATGGGGAGATGGAAGAAATCACCATGTCTTTGCGTGAGCGATTGGATGAACTGGAAGCAGAAGCACGACAGGCGCAAGAAGATACTTTGGCTGCACAGACTGCAATTAGTTGTGCTTTACAGTTTGGCGAATAGTTTTACCCAACAAACTAAACCTTAATAAATGCTCAGATGATGGAAATTATCTGGGCATTTTTATTATGAAAGACCAATGCAAGGCCGCCGTAGCGAAAGCGCTCGGGAAGGTAACACTCAACCAGCAAGAAGCCACCAACATTGAAAACCGGATCAAGGATGCGATGAAGTCTTTGGCCAAAAAAGATATTCAAAACTGGCGCAATTTGTCTGATGCTGAAAAACTGGTGAAAGCTGGTGAGTTTGTCGCAGAAGATATTCAGGCCCAACTAAAACGAAAGCATGCCATTGCAGCGCGTGACATCCTGACCCAAAACAAAAACCTTGCCTTGCTAGATCATCCAACCTTATCTGCATCCGAAGTCGTGGACCGCATGGTTGCCCCGCATGGTGATATGTCCGGCATTCAGTCGATTGACTCCAAAGCACGTGCGATTGCATCCGTTTACCGTGGCGAGCTGGTGGACTTCTATACCAATGTTAAAGGCGGTTTAGGTGTATTCACCGATGCAGAGCTAGTTCAGAAGATCGTACGTGAACGATTCAATGACAGCACTGGCGACCCATTGGCCAAGAAGATCAGCGACAAGATGGGTGAAGTCTTTGAAGGTATGCGCGAACGCTTTAACCGTGCCGGCGGTGATATTGGCAAGCTGGATGATTGGGGATTGCCGCAGACACATAGCTTAGAAAAGATCGTATTAGCCGGCAAACAGGCATGGGTGCAAAAGGCAGAAAGCTTAATCGACACTTCAAAATATGTGCATGAGGATGGCACGTACTATTCACAGCAAGAGATCCGCGAGCTGCTGGAATACTCATTCGATACCTTGAGCAGCAACGGTGCCAATAAAACCGAAATTGGTCGTCAGTCCTTTGGTGGTAATTCCAAAGTCACCAGTCGTCATTCTGAAAGTCGTGTGCTGCATTTTAAAGATGCTGAATCATGGATGGAATACCAGTCTGAATTTGGCGGCATGCCGTTTGTAGATTTGGTGGAAGCGCATATTAACGGCTTATCCAAAGATATTGCTATGGTGGAAAATCTTGGCAGTAGTCCTAGAAATTCCATGCGCATATTGATGGATGCAGCAGAACAAAAGGACTGGCAAAAAGGCATTGATGCAAACGACACAGGCAAATCACGTAAGCGTGCACAGACCATGTTTGATGAGTTCTCAGGGCAGAACACACCGCAATCCGAAGTGCTGGCCAATATGGGTTTAGCATACCGATCTATGAACGTGGCATCCATGCTGGGCGGCACCACAATTTCATCCGTCACCGATCAAGCCATGATTGCAAAGACAGCATCGATCCATGGTATTGCCTACCGTAAAACTTTTGGTGAGCTGATTTCACAACTCAATCCGAAAAATAAAGAAGATCGGCAGCTGGCGCACAGCTTAGGTCTGGCCACAGAGGAAATGCTCGGCTCTATTGCTCGTTGGTCAGATGATGGATTGACCTCAGTGCATGGCAAATCACAGAAACTGGCTCGGGTATCCAGTGGTATTGCTTCACAGGTTATGCGTATATCTGGCCTAAATGCACTCACAGCAGCTTCAAAAGTCGGCTTTACCAAGATGCTTATGGAGAAGTATGGTCGTCTAAGTCGGTCTAAAAGTTGGGATGATTTAGACGCGTTAGACCGCGAGCTAATGGAAAAAACCGGACTAAACGAACGAGCTTGGGAAGTCATGCGCCTGGCTGATCCAGTGGTGGATCGCAAGGGCAATCAGTTGATGTCTGCGCGTTCAATCTATGAAATACCAGATAGTGATTTAACTAGGTTTGGCGACCCACAAAAGGTGCGTGATGAAGTGGCAACACAATTTCAGGCACATTTGTTAGATGAGCAGGGAATGGCCGTGGTTGAAGCCGGATTGCGCGAACGCACATGGATGAGTGCAGGACAAAATAAAGGCACGGCCATGGGTGAGATCGTCAAATCCATGCTGCAGTTTAAATCCTTCTCTGCATCTTTTCTGATGCGTCACGGTTCACGTGCAATGGCACAGGAAGGCATGAAAGGAAAAGCAGCTTATGGAGTTCCATTGGTAATTGGAATGACGCTATTGGGTGGGCTGGTTGTGCAACTTAAAGAGCTGGTCAATGGTAACGATCCATTAACTATGTGGGACAGTGGTGATCCTGGTGCGGCTTTAGATTTCATGAAACGTTCATTTGTTGCTGGTGGTGGCTTACCTGTATTGGGGGATATTCTTGTAGCAGGTACCGATGTATCTGGACGTGATGCGTCCGACTTTGTGGCAGGCCCATTTGGCGGGGACTTTAAAACTGTTTTAAATCTAACAGTGGGGAATGCTACACAATTATCCAATGGTGTAGAAACTAATGCGGCCAATGAAGCCTTTAGGTTTTTGAAAGGAAAAATACCTGCGCAAAACCTATGGTATACTAAAGCCGCAGTTAATCGCATGCTGTTTGATCAAATACAGGATGTTATTGCTCCTGGTTATCGTGAAAAATTAATTAGAAAAGCTGAGCGCGAACAAGGCCGCACACGCTGGATGGGTGACCTTGATTGGTCAGATGCTTTTGATTTTGAATTAGGCACGCCAACATTCAACCAAAATATGAGAGATGCTGAAGCGCCTAAGTTTGATGAAGTTGTGAAGTAATTAGTTACCCAATTAAGCCCAACCAAACCCCCTGTATATATGGCCTATATACGGGGGATTTTTATATGCGTGATGATCAGGTCGAGAAAATTCAGAAACTTGCTGAGGATGTGGCAGATGACTTCATTCTGACCACGTGTGCAGCCATCAATACAGATATTCACACCAAGCAAGGCCGTGGCGATAAGGGTTTTCTGTATTCAATAGCTCAAAAACAAGCTGGTGTTCTTGCAACTATTGAGCGTTTCATCGCTCTTAAAAATGGGAAATTACCACCAATAAGCGCCACACCAGCTACACAGGAGAAGTACGAACAACAACTGATTGCAAAAGCAGAAGCGGAAGCCGAGAAACTTAAACAGCGCCTAAGCTAATGACTAAACCAAAGATCAGTTTTCTCGCCTTCTTCCTGTTATGGGCTGAATTGCAGGGATGGAAAGTCCCTGCATTCCATGTTCAGGTCTGTCTGTTTTTGGAAAAGTTTTATCTGACCGGACGTACAGCCCTGCTCATGATGCCGCGTGGTCACTCCAAGTCGAGCATTCTGGATGTATTCAATGCATGGGTAATTTATTGCTGGCCACAGACACAGATCCTGCATCAAGGCACCACGGATTCTGATGCTTATAAGTGTTCTAAAGGTACACGTGATGTTCTGGAACGCCATCCTTTATGTACCAATAATGCCGCTGTTGGGATTAGACAGGGTGAGATAGAGCGTTGGTTTGTAAATGGTACACCTGATGTTCGTTACGGTACCATGTTGGCCAAAGGCATTCTTTCAGGTGTAACTGGTCACCGTGCGCACTTCATTCAAAACGATGACGTTGAAACGCCGCAGACTACATCTAATCCAGAACAACGTGAAAAGCTGCCTAAGAAACTTTCAGAACAGACCCACATTGCCATACCAGGTGCCAAGAAGTTATGGATCGGCACACCGCACACCCATGATTCGCTCTATGAAAAGATCAAGAAACAGAAGCGAGTAGACGCACTTATCTTGAAAATGTTTGAACATGAAAAGCGCATAGAAAATGGTGAAGTCGGGCAGAAAGTTCTACTTGATTTTGAGCCAATTCATGGCTTTTCAGGCATTGGCATTGGTGCGAAATATCTGCAGAAAGGCATCCATTATTTCTGCAAAAAAATTAATGATCTTTGGGAAGTTACCCTACTTGAATCGCACTATCTGATTGACTTCTATTCACGCGGTATTTGGGAAGAGCGATTCACGCCTGAAGAAATGGAACAGCGTCGTGAAGAATGTAAAACCTTAAACGAATGGGATTCCCAGTACCAGATGCATGCCAAGCCGGTTGGTGATGTGCGTCTTGATCCGGACAAGATGCTGGCTTATGACTGTGAACCAAAACTTGTCCGGGCGAATGGTCGTTATGTGATGATGCTGGGCAATGTCCAGATCGTGGGCATGTCATGCAAGTGGGACCCCTCATCCGGTAAACTTAAATCTGACGTTTCCTCGGTTGCATTATTTCTGCATGACGCACACGGCAACAAATACTGGCATCGGTCACTGGCACTTATTGGCTCTGATGTTGTTACTGATAACAATGGCAATATCACTGGTGGCCAAGTCTGGCAGCTGGCCGATCTGATTGAGGAATTTAATATTCCGCGTGTAGTGATTGAAACCAACGGTATTGGTGGATTTGCTGGATCATCCCTAAAAGGTTGTCTAAAAAAACGTGGCATCCGTTGTGGTGTGACTGAGCAGCATGCAACTCAGAACAAAAACAAACGAATCCTGGAAGCTTTTGAAGGCCCATTAATGTCTGGAATGCTATGGGCGCATATTTCCGTTCTTGAGACCAAGACTGGTGATGATGTTGAAGACTCACCACAGGTCAAACAAATGCGTGAATGGAATCCAGCAATTAGTAGTCAGCCAGATGACTATATGGACTCGGCAGCAGGTGCCATCGTGGAGGAGCCAGAACGCATCGGCAAAATACACAGACAAAATGAATCCCGTGAAGGCGTTAATTGGAGAACAAACGGTGGCGTAATTGAAGCCACTCTAGACTTTGAAAATTAGGGGCAGATCATGGCAGTTCCAGAACAAACGCCGTATATCGAGCACACCGGAAACGGTATCACTACCATCTTTTCGCTAGGATTCCAGTGTGAATCAAAAGATCATTTAATTGTATTAGTGGATGATATAGAACCACCGATTGCAACATGGAATTTAACCGGTGGCAATGTGGTGTTCGCCACAGCACCGGCAGCCGGTAAAAAAATTACCATACAACGAAATACGCCATTTGGCCGCACAGTTGATTACCAGTCTTATAACAACTCATTCCGTCCACCTGCTGTAAACAAGGACTTTGATCGGATCTGGTGGAAGCTTCAGGAACTTGGTATTGCTGACTGGCTTATGAAGCTTTATGTTGATCGATTACATCAACAACAAGAACAAAAAATTAATGATTTAAAAGTCTATGTAGATGATCGAGATGATGAGCTTAAAGCTTATCTCATGGAGGAAATTCGTAAGCAGGGTGTGGCTTTAGATCAATTAGATGATTATTACAATTATCTTATGCAGCGTCTTGCACAGATTGCAGTCGATAATGGGTGGGATGCCAGCTTTGTTGTTGATAAAAGCGGAAAAAATCAGCAGCAAATTAATGACTCAATAGCTGTAAAATTTTTACTAGCAAGAGAAATAGGATTAACTCATTGGGATAATCCCAATAAACAGCCACCATATACTCCTGAGGAGTATGAGCAAGCATATAACAATGGCATAAATTTCGCAAAAGCTGTGAAAAAGGCTAGTAATGACGGTTATTCAGTTGTAGTCGTTGAGCGCGGGAACTATCCAGTTTTGCTTAGAAATGAACAGGGTCTAACGAATTTTAATAATATATTAGAGGTTGGCTCATCAGATCTAAGGGAAATCTTCACACTTGACATTGATTATAATGGATCTTGTTTTTTTACTATCTTCGATAGTAACAATAAACATCAATACAATCCTTCTCCCTCATCATATGCAGCATACCAGTTGGCAGGAACATTGGTTTCCTTGTGGGATTCACGTAGTGTAACTTTTAAAAACGGAATCCTAAAGGGGGACCAATATAAGCGTGCGTGGGTTGTTGGCGAAAATATGGTGGAGCAAACACATGGTATAACTTGTTGGAGAAATAACAGAAATATTCGATTTGAGAATATGAAATTCACAGGGTTCCGTGGTGATGGGGTCAATGGCAAACCACGTGGAATTGTCCTAGAAAATTATGCTATGTATGAATGGTTGAAAGGTGATATTGATTCAACAGGTAATCTTGTAAGTTTAGTTGGTGCATATAGTTCAGCTCGTATAGATTTAAGATCAAAGACTATTATAGATAACATGGTTCAGCTCGAAGCTCATGTAGATCGCCTATTATCGTTTCGCAACAATCTGTTGAAAGTTAGCTTTTTTAGAGCAGATAATTCTTTAATTTCACAGGAGAAAACAGCTCAGTCACTCGATATTACTCTTCCACCTGGTTGTGCTTTTATCCAGTTCACAGCTTTTAATGATGAAAGAACTACGGATGCCGTAACGTACTCAACATATAACTACGGTACAGCGTTGGCAACGGGTAGCTCTAAGGGCTTTTACTTTGATGAGCGTTGTGAGTTCTATGAAAATCATCGCGGAGGAGTTTCAAACTTAGGGGGAGATACTTTATTCTTCGGTAGTAAATTTAGGGATATGGGGCTGTTTAGTAAATTAGGTTTCCCACACTATGGAGACCCAACACAATATGCTATTAACTTTGAAGATACGTATACGTCAAGCTTAACAGTCGATAGCATCCGAGTAACTAACGTTGGGCAAGGGGTTCTATCAAACTCGCGTGAATTTACTGTAAAAAATTCAAAGTTTATAGGGATGCAATGGGGTGGTGTAAATAATTACTCTTGTGTTGAGTCAAGCATTGAGGGTAATACATTCTCTGCTTTTAGATCGCAGAATTTAGGGGCGGTAAATATTTCATCGGGTGATAATAAGGCGCAATCGGCTGCTAATATTGTGAATAACATTTTCAATGAAGCCTCCCTCTCTTTTAATATGAGTAATAAGTCAAATTTACAATTAAATGTTGATGGTAATACTATGACAAATGGCAGATGGGTTTTAATCGGAAATGGAGAAAATATCAGCTCTACAAATAATACTATTAAACATGTTAGCGGATCAGGACTAAACTCATCAGCATACCGTCAGCAAAATTTACTAGAATCATCAGGGAATAAATTATTAGGTTTACCAGAGAATTTATCTAATATTTATATAGAGCACAATGTTGACTCAGGACGCAGAAATTTAATTACACTAGATGGTACCCGGTTTAAACTTAACAATTCTGGTGATGACTTAGTAACTAAACGCATGAATGCGGTTCGATTTAAGTCAAGAATCTCTGCAACACCTGCAACTCTTGTGTTGGAAGCAGGTGAGAGATCTTTAGTAAACACGCATGATAAATGGTTGCTCGAAAATTTAGAGTTTGATGGAGCTATACTAAATACAGTTTTGAGTAGTGCTAAAAATTATAGGGATTCAACTATAGAGATCGTTGATTCCAATTTTAAAAATGGAGCTTATATTGGTCTTTCTAAAGCTGAAACAGTAAGTACAGGTAAGACAATTTATATTATAAAGGACACAAGATTTGATGTAAGCACATTAAGTCAGGTGTTTCTTAACAGAAATCCTTTACTGGGTACATGTGAGGTATATTTTATTAACTGTACGTTCGTTTCGAGCACACTGAAATCCTTACCATTTATACGTGGTCAATTAGCTGGCGCTGATGTACGAATTACAGCACAAGCTATTGGATGCCGATTTGTAAATGTGACTAATACGGATAGTATTTTACAGATCATAAATCCACTCTAGACAGTAAAAACCCCGGTGTATTAGACCGGGGTTTTATTATTTAAATATCGACTTAAATAAAGGTAGCAGGGTATCTGCACCATGCAAGTTTAAATGGTCATCGTCAGAATATAATGGTATTCCATTTATATCTGAATAACAGGTTTTAGCGTTACATAGGTAATCTGTCGTATCCAAAATAATTACCCCACACTTTTTGCTAGCTTCATCTTGTGCTTCAAAAGCAAGCCTACTTCTTTTCAAATGATTATCTCTGGATATATAGATTTTTTCATCAGATTTTAAAATAGCTCTATGTGCCAAAGTTTTTGCAATATTTTTTGGAAATTCAGGAGTTGGCGTGGTTACGTAAACAGTGTGGTTTTCGGAAAGTTTGCATAATGTGTTTACATAATCATTCTTCATGCTTTCATGATATTCACTAGAATATGAATTGAACTTCTTATCAATATATCTAATAGGGGTCTTAATATTTTTATCTAAGTCCTTAGCACCATGAAATAGGATGTTTAACCTATTGATGACTAATATTTTTGCATCAGGATAATTAGACTTCTTTTCAATAAAACTAGAAACAACCTCTCCACATTTAAAATTAGGATTGTCACTTCTCTTTAAGCCTATAACCGTTGGGCACCCAGAGTAAGTCCAATCAAGTGCTGCAGTGTTAGGGGGTAAAGCTTTTTCAATAGTTTGCATCATTGATTCAGCATGACTATCACCAATCACTAGCAAGCCTATAGCACCATTGCCATAAACACACTCAGGAAGATTAATGCCTGATGATATATGGCACTTACTAAATAATGGATTACCTTCAAGGCCCTTTGTAGCAATATTTAAAGTTTTTTCTGGGAATCTATTCGGAACACCATTCTTAATAAAGATTAAAGAGAAAATTATTACAGGAATTAGAACATAAATAAAAGTTACTATATATCCTTTAGTTATGTTTAAGTTTGATAAAAATTTACGTGATGGATTTTCAATATATTTATATGATAACCATCCTAGAACCACAGAGAGAAGAATTGCGCCGATAACCCATAGTACGTTATTTGATTTTTCTAAATAGCTTATATAGAAAACCAATGGCCAGTGCCACAAGTATATTGAATATGATGTATTTCCAAGGAACTGAGCAACTTTATTATTCGTTAATATTGAGTTCTGATTGGATGCTAATAATATTAAAAAAGTACCTAACACCGGCAATATTGCATTGTATGAAGGCCATGGTGTAGATCCGGTGAATGAAACAACAGATATTGCAACCAATAAAAACCCTGTTAACTCAATAACGGTTGACCGTTGCTGAGTTAAATTAATTTTATTGAAAAATAGAAATATTAGGCCACCCGCCAACATTTCCCATGCACGAGTTGGCAGAAGGAAAAAAGATGCTGATGGCATTTTTGGTGTTAAATAGATAGCTAAAACTAAAGAGACTGCAAATAATCCCGTAAAGGCAATTTTAAAAGCACTTTTAGTTTGCTTGATGCGATAAGCAAGAAACAAAAATATCGGTAATAAAATATAGAACTGCCACTCAACTGAAAGAGACCAAGTGTGTAATAGTAATTTTTCATGAGAAGCTGCATCGAAATATCCCGCTTCCTTAAAATATTGAATATTTGAAATAAAGCCTAAACTGGTTATTGCATGTTTTGCATAAGCTTTAAGCTCTTGCGGAGTTAGGGTAAACCATCCAACCAATCCGACTACAGCGCATAGGATAAATAAAGCTGGAATAATTCGGTTCGCACGTGATAGATAGAATTTAAGAAAGTTAAAAGTATTATTTTCTAATCCTTTAACAATGATACTTGTCATCAAGAAACCTGAAATGACAAAAAAGACATCTACACCGATGAAACCACCAGCGAAGCCAAAAACTCCAAAGTGGAATAATACAACTAGCGCAACTGCGTAGGCTCTTAATCCATTAATATCGTATCTAAATTTTTGACTCATAATATGTTGTATTTTTCTATAAAAAATCGAATCGATTTTATAGACTAACTGATAAAAGTTAAATGACTTTTACTACCCAACAAACTACCACAAGCCCTAGCTTTTAATAAGTTAGGGCTTTTTTATTACCAAAATTTAGGGGGCGACATGTCCGATCAGAAATCAGCAGTAATGGAAATGGCAGCAACCGTTTCCTCCGCTGCATCAAAAACAACATATGCAGGGGCTGCTTCTGGTTTCGTGGCATACCTTGCATCAATCGACGTCTTGGCTTGGCTGGGTATCGCTATTGCATTGGGTGGTTTTGCAGTGAATTGGTACTACAAACGACTTGAGAATAAGCGTGCTGATGAGATTCACGAGCTCCGGATCAAGCAATGGAGAGAGGAAGCCTAATGTCTAATAAAACTAAATATTACGTGATTGGTTCTTCTCTGGTACTTGCTGCAGGAGTGTGGATTACAGGTCCGAGTGATGAGCAGGTGCAGGCCACCGCTGTGAAAGAAGGGTTTACACCTAAACCAGTTATTCCAGTGAAGGGCGATGTGCCTACGATTGGCCACGGTACCACGGTTTATCCGAATGGCGTGCGCGTCAAGATGAATGATCCAGCGATTGACCGCAAACAGGCGTTTGAATATCTCAAATTGCACATGGATAAAGATGCTCAACGCTTCAACAAAACAGTTTTGAACATTCCAATTTCTCAACCTGAATATGATCTCTATCTGGATTTCACCTATCAGTACGGCACCAGTGCGTGGTCTGGATCTTCCATGCTTCGTCATTTAAAAGCGCGTGAATATATCCAGGCGTGTAAATCACTTTTGAAATGGAAGTATGTGGCCAAGCGCGACTGCAGTATTCGTTCTAACAATTGCTATGGCGTGTGGACCCGACAAGTTGAGCGTTACAACAAGTGCATGGAGGTGAACTGATGTCAGGGTTTATCGCTAAATTTTATGAGCTGATTATTTATTTCCTTTTGGCGCTACTGGTTGTTGTCGCCGTTTGGGGTGGCTGGCAGAAGTACAAACGCACTCAGGCAGAATACAAGGTATTGAATGCTGAGCTTACATGCCAGGACAAAATCGATAAAAAGCTAAAGCCATATCTTGATGCTGAAAAACAGGGGCAGAAAAATGCAAACGAGGCAGCAAAGAATTATGAACAACAAAAAGAAGTTGAGCGCTCCAAGTCAGAAACCATTACACGTGAAGTGCAAACCGTCATTGAGCGTCCTGTTTATATTAATACTTGTTTCGATGATGACGGGGTGCATTTGGTCAACGCAGCTGGTGATTCCGGAAAATCTGAAAACTGA